GATGCCAACCACCAAGGCGGGGATTACGTCTTATCTGACTTCTACGGCCTACGGGGTGGGCCGGGTGAAGGCGGCGGCGATTTATGATGAGCTGGGCGAAAACTGCCTGGATACCATCCAAAGGGAGGGCCCTGGCTGTCTGCTGAAGGTTAAGGGGATTACCCCGGAAATGGCAGAGGAAATTCACAAACACTTAACCGCTAACAGTGTAGTTGCTGAATTGTCCGCGCTAATCTGCCGCGAAGGGGTTACCCCAAACCTGGCAGTTAAGATATATAATGCTTTTGGGCAGGATGCGGTCAAAACGGTCAAGGAAAATCCGTTTGTGTTGGCTGACCATATCCACGGAGTAGGTTTTAAGCTGGCTGACAAAGTAGCCTACTCCGTGGGCATCCTCCCTAATGACCCGCACAGGATTGAGGCAGCGATTGAATTTGCCCTCAAAGAAGCGCAGAATGATGGACATTGTTATCTTAGGCCCAGGGATATTGTACCGGCGGTACTGAAACTATGTGGCAAAGCCAGCGGGGTTGATGTTGGCGATGTTGCCCAAGCCAATGCTAAAATTATCCGGGATGAACGCTGTATCCGGGAAGGTGACTGTATTTACCCTGTCAAGATGTATGAAGCAGAAGTCAGTCTGGCTAACCGGATACGGGCACTGAACCGGCAAAACAAAATTGAAGTACCGGAACTCAGCTTGAAGATTGTTCAATTAGAACAATCCATCAATGTTAAATATGCCACTGAACAGGTAAAAGCGATCAAAACATCGTTAAAAGCTTCCCTCAGTATTATAACCGGGGGTCCGGGTACTGGCAAAAGTACTGTTATTAATGGGATTGTCTCAATCTACAAAGACATGTATCCTGATAAACCTATTTACCTTGCAGCCCCTACCGGGCGGGCGGCAAAAAGGATTACCGAAACAACGGGGCAGGAAGGGTTAACTTTGCACCGGTTACTGAAATATATCCCGGAATGCGGGTTCCAGCATAATGAGTTGAATCCGCTGGAACCGGGATTACTGGTTGTGGATGAGTATTCAATGGCAGACGTAGAGCTGTCAGATAGTCTTTTCAGGGCGTTAAAGCTTGATATGCAGGTTATTCTTGTTGGGGATGTGGATCAGTTACCGAGTGTGGGGCCGGGCAGTGTTTTGCGGGATTGCATTTCCTCCGAGGAAATTCCCACGGTGTTCTTGGAGTATAATTACCGGCAGGCGCAGGGCAGTAAGATTGCGTACTATGCTCACCAGATACGCCACGGGCTGGAAATACCGTTATATGAGCAGTTTAATGATTATGTTTGCCGGATAGTGGATGATGCTGACGGTGTGGCCGGGTGGGTAGAAACCGAGATTAGGAACGCTGTTTTGAGCGGCCTGGGGATTATGGGCTTCCAGGTATTGTGTCCGATGCGAAAGGGGTCGGCCGGAGTCAATAAGCTGAATGATTTAATCCGGGATATCGTGAATCCGGAATCGCCGGAAAACAAGACCAAGAGTTTTTACCGGATCAAGGATAAGGTCATGGTAATCCGGAACGATTATACTAAGCTGGTTTTTAACGGTGATATTGGACAGATAGTTGCCACCGGGGAAGAACCTGACAAATCCGGGGGGAACGTTGAAGGGGTATATATCAACTTTGGTAACGGGACCGACATCTTTTTTCCGTATGATGATTTAGACGAAGTAGTATTGGCCTATGCCAGCACAATTCATAAGAGCCAGGGTTCAGAATTTCCGCTGGTGATTATGCCAATTGTCAACCAGCACTATATCATGCTTCAGCGGAACCTAATCTATACCGGCATTACAAGGGCCAAGAACAAGCTGGTATTAATCTGCCAGCCGGAAGCCGTGAACCGGGCCATTAATAATGACCGGATAGCGGAACGGCACAGCAGGCTGAAAGAGAGGTTGAAGGGAGAATGACAATATTCACCGACAGCCTCGGACACCTAATAACAGATGGAGATGTTGAAGAGCTTCATCGGTTTGCCGTCGAAGGGTTGGGATTAAAAAGAAAATGGTTTCAGAATAAGCCTGGCTATCCGCACTATGACCTAACAACTGAGAACGCAAAGCGCAGAGCAATTGAAGCCGGGGCAATATTAATCAGCCCTAAGAAACTGGTTAAGAAGTTGCCTGAAGGAGGGGATCGCAACCATGCCAAAAGTCACCTTAACCGAACTGAATGAAGCTCGTGACGAAGTATTCAGGGCCAGGGCCGCTTTTGATCAGGCCGAACCCGAGTTTGTTGATACTGCGACATTACAGGTCGCAGCTGCTCAAGAAAAATTTAATACGTTAATCCGGTTAGCCAAGCAACAAACCTTGGCAGAGCTTTTCCCGCCGGAACAACCGGTTCCAAATAAACCTAAACGACTGTTTTTGAAATGTCTTAGCTTTTTACCTCATGTTCATCAACCCACAGATTTATCCAATTAACTTTTTTTAGCTCCACTCACTCATAAATAATAACCAAAAATGAAGCGGGGTGATGTTTTGAACAACGGCAGGCCCCCTCCATAAAGGAGTTGAGTATTTTGCCAAACACAAGAGAATATTGCAGTCAAAAAGTTAGTCACTGTTATGTTTCCGAGGCCAAGGACGGCGGGTTATTTATTGAGCCGAGTTACAATATAGCGTTTTCGCAGGCCATAAAGGACCATATTCCAAAAGAACGCCGTAGATGGGAACCTGATTTAAGGAGGTGGTACATTTCGCCGCAATACAGGCGGCAGGCCATGATTGATGTTAAAGCCTTTTTTGAGAAGGTAATAGAAACGTAGAGGGGGAGGTTGAAATGTAATGCCAAAGCTGCCTAAAGGTTATTATGTTGTAGTCGTTTTACCGAGTAAAAGGCAACGGGTTATCCTGTCTTTTGCCTGTGGTCGTGACAGGGAAGATTTTTTAAAAGCCTTAAACAAGGCACAGGAAGCACGGGAACATGGCACGGTAAGGATTGACCTGTGGTCATTTAAAGATTGAGAGGGGGATTGTTTATGCCGGAAAAACGTGTTGAACTACAACTTAACACTATGAGCGGGGGAGCGCTCGAAGAAGATTTTCAGGGGGCATTAAAAAACGTACTGTCGAAACTGGGTGATGGGGAGAAGGGGACCATTACAATAACGATCGATGTACAGCGGAGCAAAGGAACAAGTACTGCGGCGGTTGTATCGTATAAACTTAAGCATGCCACGCCGCCCAAGGCCAAGGCCGACCTTTGCTACTTTGACAATGACTTTAACTGTAAGGTCGACCACGCGCCGGAAAAGCAGGATAATCTCCGGCAACTTAAAATTGCGGAAGGGGGACTGTTGAGCAATGAGTGATATGGATAATGTAACAGGCAATGTTTTTGATGATGAGCTGACCGCTGAGGAGCAGGTTTATGCCGAAGAAACCGGGGCAGATATGGAGAAGGAAGCTCCAGCCACTGAAATGGACGATGAAGAGGCCGAACTCCATAACTTCAGACAACAGAGGGAAATTGCGCAAATGCTGTGTGAAATATATAACGCTGTCCATGGCCTGCCGGCACGGAAGCAAAGCAAAGATATTACTATCCGGAAACAGAATTTGCCAATTCCGTATGTTTATGAAGGTCAGCAGTATGCCTTGGCATCTATTGAGGCCGTTGCCCAGTTGGTTAAGATTAAGGGCAGCCAGGAACGCACAGTCATTATCTACAGCGAAGAAGGGGTCAAGGTTGTGCTGGATGATACTGTCCAGCACAGAACGCAGGATACAGCCAGGTTTTCTTTTGAATATTCGGATGAATGGAACGAATGGCGCTGGTTTGTATCAAATAACCAAATCAGTCAAAAGGATTTTGTTGATTTCCTGCGCAAACGGGATATGTATGAAGTTACAGGCGGAGACGAATTGATTGCCAAAATTCAAAACCTCAAAATAGCAACTGAGATTGTCGGGGACTTTACTTATGATGACAATAACAATGTTTCCGTCATGATTAAAATCAGGGACAAAGAACAGGCTGTCAAGTTGCCCAGGGAAATTGAAGTGTGGTTTCCGCTTGTCAGGAATACAGGCAACCGTTTTAACTTAAAATTTGACCTGGAACTGTTTAAACCGAAGGCAGAAAACGAGAAACCGTATTTTACCTTAACCTGTAACAATTTTGACAAGAATTACCGCAGAGCCGTAGAAGCGGAAATCAAAAAACTGAAAGACATGCTGCCTGAACATCTTATCCTGGCCGGTAAGTTTTAATTACTGCACAAAGACATAACTGAAGCACATAGTTAAGCCGGGCGCCTAACCCGGCTTTTAGCCCTAATCTGAGGGGTGAATAAATTTGGCAAACGATTTAGACAACATCGTATCACAGATTGATATGCCACAGTGGTTTGAAATGCACGGGCTCAAAATTGTTAAGCGCAAGGGCAAGTCCTGGTCCTCTATGTGCCCCTTCTGCCATGACCCGAAGCATTTTTCTTTGAATCCGCAGACCGGCCTTTGGAAGTGCTGGAAGTGCAATGAGTCAGGGAATGCTATAACCTTCTATGCTAAGATCAAGAACACGGATAACAAGGCTGCGGTCAGCGCCATGAAAAAGATGCTCGGGATAGAGGATGAACCAAAACCAAAGAAGCCACGCAAAAAGAAGTCTCCGGAAGAACAGAAACCGGTTGACCTGCCGGATATCACGAAGCAGATCTACGAGAAGTTTTTCAGCCTGTTGCCACTGACCGACAAACACCGGGAAGAGTTTAAAGCCAAGCGGGGTTTTACAGATGCAACCATAAACCTGCTCCGATACCGGTCGGGCGGGGAGCATGTTGTAAGTATCGTTGACAAGCTCCGGGCAGAGTTTTCCAAAGAAGATATGCTAAATTCCGGGATCATCAAAAAAGCAAACAATGCAGTTATCATCGAAGAACAACTGCTGCAGGACGTTCCACTAATCCCATACATAAACGAGGAAAATATTATTTATCATGTCCGACCGCACAAGATAGGGTTTGAGAATTTTCCGGCACACCTGTACTGCTCCTTCCTCCTGAACGGCAAAGACCCCAAACACGTTGTGTTGACAGAGGGCGAATTTAAGGCTGGTGCCCTCCTGCAGTGGGGCATACCGGCCCTGGCTGAACCTGGTATATCATCTTTTGGCCGGAACCTGTTCGACCGCCTGGTAACGACCCTGCGCAAGCTCGGTGTGGAAGAAGCCACGGTTATTTTCGATAACGAAGTCAAGGATAATCCGGCCTACCCAAACTATAAGCCCCGGGCAGATAAAAGGTATGACACCCAGTTTTGGGCCTATATCACAGCCTATAACCTGAATAATGCAGGAATTTCGGCACAGGTGGGGACGCTGCCGGACGAATGGCGGGTTGATGGTAAGATCGATTTTGATATGGCCCTGGCCCAGGGGCACACCCGGGAGGAAATACTGGCGGTTATTAATGCTGCAATATCTCCAGAGGATTATTTAGTCCAGTTACCTGATGAAGCACTACGCATCATTAAGCGGAAAAAGGAGCGTTTTTTCGCCGGGACACTACCCATTAAGCGGGAGTTTAACCAATATGTCGTAACAAAAAAAACCCGGTCAGGCGGCGAGGAATATGACCAGATAATCTCCAACTTTGTTATCAATATCCGGTCAAGTTTTCATACTCCTTCCGGAGTAATCCGGAATGTTGAATTTGTGAACAAACATAATGAACGGTCAGAAATATTTACCATGGACCCCGGAGACATGGCAGGGCTCGATAGTTTCAAAAAGTTCTGCCTGGGCAAAGGGAATTATTTATTCAAAGGCCGAGCTGAAGATCTGAGTCTGATTTGGGAATATGAATTTATGCGGGACACGGGCGAAATTATCTACATGCCGGAGAAAATCGGGTACCTGGACAATGGCCTTTGGCTTTTCGGCAATATGGCCATCAAAAAGGGTGAAGTTAAGTACCCGGACAATGACGGGATAATATGGCTATCAGGCAAAGGATATAAGCCTCAGAGCCTTCAAATCGGGGCCAGGGGTGAGCCGGTGGAGGATGTTATCCCAAGCCTTTACGAAGGTGAAGTCGATATTAGAGACATAGCCAGGAAGCTTTATAACACGGTTGGTGGGTACGAGGCTTACATGGCTATAGGATGGGTTATTGGAACTATCTTTTCAAAAGACATCTTTGCCCGGTACAAGCTGTACCCAATATTGTTCCCGCACGGAAAAAGAGAATCAGGCAAAAGTACATTTATGCGCTGGATACAGGCTTTTTTCGGGACCGAATCGGAGGGGGTTGCTGTTGGTGACACAACTACGGCGAATTACATCGCACGGATATTATCATATTACAGCAGTCTCGGTGTCTGGTTTGATGAGTACCGTAATGAAACTAAAGTCATTCAAAAGGACGGGTTTTTTAGATCAGCTTATAACCGGCAACTCAGCGGCAAGGGTACCGCCACTGCATTTCAAACACGAGGATTTACCGTTAATTCTACTGTGTCCATTTCGGGCGAAGAGTTACCCAGAGATAATGGCCTGTTTACGCGTCTTGTTCCTCTCCAAATCAGCACGAATAAAAGAAAAAGCACTAACGCGGATTCTCAGTTTGAATGGATCAATAAGCATTGTCAAAAATTCAGCGGTTTTGTGCGATACCTCATCGTCAATTATGACAGGTTGCTGCCCACCGTTCTTGAGCGAATATCCGGACTTAAAAAGTTTCTTACAGCCCTTGACATATCCGACAGAACCGCAGAAAACTGGGCCATTTGCGCCGGGGCGTTCGAAGCAGCAGTGTTTGAAGATGATACGTTTATCGAATGGGTTGAGATTTCCTGCCAGGAAATTAGGCAGACCGGTGAGCAGGAGCACATGCTGAATCAGTTCTGGGATGATGTCCATTACATGTTTGTTGAAGGGCAGCTCGGAGAAAATTATCTTAAGGTATCCGGAGACAGGCTGTATATTTGGCCCAAAGGTTTATATGAAGCGTGGACTATCCATTACCGTAAAAAGACCGGCCGGGAACCATTTGATTATACTTCAATCATGCAGTATCTAAAGGATGAACAGTATTATCTGCCGGTGACTAAAACTATCAGAATGGGGCAGGGGCCCTGTCGGGTTATAGGTGTGGATATAAACAGTGCAACGGAGACAATTAAGGAACTGACGGAGAGAATCAGGGCCAAATATCCGCCTTCAATGGATTTGTAACATGGGGATGTTACAAATGTTACAGGTTTGTTACAGGGCTGTTACAGCCTAAAACCATATAAATCAAGGGTTCGCAGGGGGTGTAACATTTGTAACATGTTTTGAAGGACAAAAATTTCTTGGCAACTTATAGGGCATGTCCAAAACAAATAAAATAAACTTTGTTAAATTGTAAAAATAAATATATACCCCCAAAAAAGATGTTACAAATGTTACAGATACCCTGGTTGGGTATATAAACATAGAAACATCAACCATTTAAACCTGTAACATTGATTCTATGTTTCTGTAACAAATGTAACATGCCATTAGTGAAAGTGTTTAATATAAGTATTTTTAAGAGCATGATGATGTTACAAAGAGTTAGTTACCAATAAAAACCAGTAGGGGTATATATAGCATGGTTTATTTTGGCTTATCCCAGTCCTATTAAGAGGTTTTGGTATTTTTTAATAAGACGCTTATGATAATATTCGGTTAGTTCATTAACAATTTGAGATATTTTTTCTTCGTTAAATTCCTCGTGATTGGTTTTAATATAATCTGCAATACCTTTTTTAAAAAGAATAATTACCTCATCATAGCTTAAACCAAAATCTCTGATAAGTTTTATTATCTCCTGTTCTTCCTTTGTAACCCTTAACACGACATCTTTTTTTGACATCTAACCGGCCTCCTTAATATTTGTTACATATATTGTAACAAATAATGTAACAAATAGCAATATGAAAAGGGGTGGAAACCTATGTCTGATAGGTATTCGCGGCTACTTGCAAAGAAAAAAGCGGGCTCAAAAACAGGCGAAACCACTGTTACAGAAAAAAGTAATGCAAATAATGTATCAGATAACACAACAGATCCCCGCAGCGATTTAAAAAATGACCACTTTTTTTGGGAAGAACTGCTCATAAATAGTAAACAAATGTTCCCGGAAGTATTTCCAACCTTGCACGGTATAAGATGTTCCGGTGCCGGACTGGCCAAGACTGATACAAGAGGACTTAAGCTGTTACCAGGTGAAAATACGCCGAAAGAATGGGAGGATACTAAAACGCGCTGGCTGGCACCTATCCGGGAGCAGTTGGTGAAATTGCTACAGGTTACATCAATGGGCAGGCTGGAAGATGGTGAGTTTCCGGTTTTGCCTCAACCGGAACAGACTTCATTAAGAGATGCCTGGCTGAAGGGAAGGTGAAACATTAGAAAACTTATATTATAGATTTTAAGGGGGTAGGTAACTATGGAAACATCAAAAACCAGGATACTGATTGACCCGGAAACATTTTTAGCATGGTTGCGGGAAGAACCTAATTGTATTACAGAAGTGATGGGTTTAGACAGTGAAGAGTTTAAAACAATGGTAAATATTATAGATATCCTTTTTGAAGAACACGTTAAATGGCTTGACAAATTGTTAGACGAAGCAGGGTTAACAAACCAATTATATAATGTATTGCAGTTTCCTGGTAAGAAATCAAATCCGTTTAAGCTGGCAGTGGACAACACCAACAAAGGGGAGGAATAGATAAATGAAGACTACTGGTATTGTAAGAAAGATTGATCAGTTAGGCCGGGTTGTAATTCCGATTGAATTAAGGAGAACCCTGGGGATCGATGAAAAGGATTCACTGGAATTCTTTGTTGACGGTAATAAGATTATTCTCAGAAAATATGAACCCGACTGTATTTTCTGTAGCAACACTAATGATATTATGGTTTTTCGAGGGAAGAGGGTTTGTAAAATCTGTGTCAGGATTCAAGGGCAGATGGTGGATGAGTTGAAATCGGAGGAAAAAAACAATGAGGTGGGCAAACCCAAAAAAGAAAAGAAATAATTTTACATCCAGGACAGGTGAAAATGGAAGGGCTGGGCCGATAAAGGTTACCAAAATACTATGTTGCAGGTTCAGCTTTAAACCGTGTTCGATGCTGGATATCGGGTACTGCGGGAAGGATGAGGTTGTATGTCCGTTGGGCAGGGTAGTGCCAAGGAAGGGGGTATGGTTGTGAGGTTCGAATTTATAATATATGGTCAGCCTGTTGCATGGCAGCGGGCCGGGTCAAAAAGGATTCAGCCTAAGGATGAAGGCAAAAAGGCTTTTACTGTTCATTTTACCAGGGAAGAAACCAGGCAGGCAGAAGTTAATTACCGTGCCCAGGCCAGAATGGAGCTTGAAAAGCAATTTGGATGCGTACCCCATCCTATTGCCGGACAAATTATTCTAACGGTAAAAGCTTACAGGTCTATCCCAAAATCGTTCTCAAAGAAAAAAGCACAATTAGCTGAAGCAGGTATTATCCGGCCAATAACAAAACCTGACCTGGATAATTATATTAAAGCTGTTAAAGATGCATTTAAATCCCTGGTATGGATTGATGATTGCCAGGTTATTGGATATGGGCCGGGCACAGGTAAATATTATAGCAGTCAACCGCGAATTGAGATTATTGTGGAGGAATTGATTCCTGATGAAATCACCAAACAAAACCAATGATCTACTGTTTAATATCGCCGAAGTGATGAACCAGTTCCGGAAGCTGTACCAGTTACACGGAATAGAGATCACCGGGATCACGGTTAACACTACCTGTCCGTTCTGTAATAGGAACCGGTTTAGTATCAGGCTGAAAAACTTCTCCGGAAAATGTAATGTCTGCGGCAAAAAGCTGTCCGATTATCGAGAGTTTGAAAAGTATTACCTGATTTACTTCGAACAGAAGGAGCGCCGGGAGGTCAAAAGAAACAGCACCTTCCGGCGCATGATGGAAAAACCTGAAGATATTATTTATTAGAAAGGATGAGTGAATATGTTAGCATGGGCAAGTTTTATAGGTGTTGTTTTGTTGCTGGTAATTGCGATAATTATTGCGGTGTCATTGGATAGACAGGAAGATGTCCGGAGAGAAAACAATGTTTTGCGCTACAGGCTTATGGATCAGTTTGAAAAGCAGGAGTCTGAACCGGAAGACCAGACCTGTAACAACTGCATGTATGGACAAACAGAATGGAAACTTACTATTATTGTTAAAAAACAAAAAAAGATGGTGCCTATCTACCGTTGTTTACTGGCCAATAAAGAAATGGATGATAATAGTCCCTGTAATAAGTGGAAATCGGAAAAAGAGTACTTGGCACAGTTTAATCAGCCGGGCAGAATTATTTTTCCTTCCCTTATAAAAGGTGATTATGATGATGTCAGTCAAAAACAGGTATGGTAGATGAATATCGGGCTGGTTAATGTTGATAGTACTATTTCTAATTTGGCCTTAATGAAAATATCAGCATATTAAGTACAGGGAGGGGTAACTGTTGGCCGAAGAAGTTAATCCTGTTAAACCTGTCAAGACGGTTCCGGGTGGCCGGATCATAATAGATGATAAGACACGCAGATGCCTGGAATGTAACGAACCCCTCATAAAGAAGATTATTGATGATGTTCTGTATTATATATGTCCCGGCGGGTGTGGCAGGTGGGCCCCTAATGAGAAAATGCTCCAGACCAGGGCGAAGAACGCTGTTAATACAGTGTTAGGTAAACGGCCTTGGGTACCGGAGCCGCAGGCTGGCGGTGGCGGGAAGGGGAAAGGGAAAGGTGGGAGCCGGTCCGGGAGGAAACGGAAGAAACCGGTGAAAAAGAAAAGGTCCTGGGAATGGGAGTAGCGAAAATTTACATAAAAAAACTCTGTTAGCCTAGTTATATCAATGGTTGGCAGTGTGTCAAAAACAGCCTGACCTATTGACTTTTGGCAAATTTGTATGCTACAATGGACGCGTAGCGTACACCCTAAAACGCCTAACAGTAAAACATAAAGAAAACCGCTCAACTGAGCGGCTTCTTTTTTTGTTTCTTTTCTGCTGTTTTGACTAGCATTTTCAGGCCCTTGCGGTAGATCTCCGAATCCGAGAGGGGTCCGTAAAGCTGTTTAGCCCGGACGATGAGTGCTGCGTCAGTGGCAGTCTGGTAGATGTCTTTTCGCGGCAAATGTATCAACTCCTTTGTTAATTTACCTAACCTCCCCTTATCATATATGCTTTGTATTGTGCTGGTGGCAGGTGTGCAGGTATGTCTGCCACCAGCAAATGTTTTTATTTGGAGGCTATACATTGACACAAAAGGCGGGAAATCCGAGTTTCCGCACCCAAAACCATGAGGTTAAATAACGTTCTTTTTCATATTGATTGAAATAAACACGAATCCCCGCGGCAACCAATTGATATCTCCGGTAATCATCTAGGTGGCAAGGATTCCAGCGCAGTTGATTCCAGTGTTTTTTTGCAATTGGAAGCATATACTTTTCAACGGCATTTGGTTCCTGGTCAGCACCTTCCGGCAAATCTAACCATGCAGGCCAAAATTCTGTTGATACATAATATAGATAAGCGTCTTTGTCCCTGGTAAAAATAAGCCAATCATCACAAAAGGAAAACTGTAAATCATAGTTCACAGGATTTGGATAGTTAAATGCTTCTAGTCCTATTTCATCTATAATATCAATATCATCTTGAATTTCTTCCTCACACTCAGTACAGCACTCAAGAATTTTATACCCTCCAACATGCTTGGTGGGCTGGTCGGCTTCGCGGCTACAATAAGTGCATTTAGCCATTAATCATCCTCCTGTTCTATTTGTTATCAGCAATTGTGATACCCATATGTTCTGCCCGGTCTTCGTAACTGGCATACCCTTGGCCTTGTGCCCACCGGTCTGCCTGATCGCGCCGAAATTCTTCGGCGCAATGGTCGTTGTTGCAAAATGGGTGGCTGTTACGGATAATGCCATCGGTAAAAGGTTCGCCGCAGTGGTGACAGATGTAAGACATATTCAGTTTAACCCCCTTTGTTCCAGCATAGGTACATCAAGTACCCCGCCAGTGATTTGTGCTGTACCGCAGTGGATACAGGTGGCTTCATGGTCTTCGACAAATATGGTGCCGTCCGGTATTTCTTCTTCATTAAGCTGTAGGCATTTTTCGCATTCCCAGTATATGGTCACGGTATCCCTCCTTCCTGTGTTCGGGTTAAACTGGAGGGGGAGCGGCAACTCCCCCCTGCCGGGATTCTCGGCCTAGCCCTTAGCCCCGATTATTATTCGTCTGTGCCAAAAATTTTCTCGTATTCGGTTGTACCAATATATCCGGCTGCTGCCATACAAAAGTGTTCACCAAGGTTTTCATCGTCACAGTGGATTTCTATGTTTCCGTTTTGCAGTCGGGTGTATTCTGCTTCCATAATAGCCTTGTATTTTTCAATACCGTAATCAGTGATTTTGCAATCCTCATCCCAGACAAAGGACGCTGGCATGTCGCATCCCCCGATAATGAGGTCGCAGTCGATATCTTCTCCGCTGCGCAGAAGGTCCAGGAATTTTGTACCTGATTTTTTACTCATTCAACCATCCCCTTATATTTTTTTGCCTAAACGCTCATATATAATGAGCATCTTAATCATATTATATGTGTATGCACATGTGTATGTCAAGTATTTATGAGCAAAACGGCAGTAATATTGGCAGGTGATTAGTGTGGCAGAACAAGAAAAAACAGAACAAGAACAGGAGAAATTAAAGAAACTTAATACAAAGCAGCAGAGATTCGTGGAAGAATATTTGATTGACCATAATGCCACGCAGGCCGCTATTCGTGCCGGATATTCAAAGAGGACGGCTGGGTCTATTGGTGAAGAAAACCTGAAGAAACCTGAAATAAAGGCCGCAATTGATGCGGGCCTGGAGGAACTGCGCAAAAAGGCTGCTGTCACCGTAGAACAGATTATTGCTGAATATAAGCGCATAGCCTTCGCCGACATTAAAAACTTCCTGGAGTTTAAGACAGTTAAAGCCATTGTTGGCCACGATAAAGACGGTTCTCCAATATTTGGGTATCAAAACATAGTCGAAGTTAAACCTAGTGACAAGGTTGACGGCAGAGTTATCAGTGAAGTATCTATATCCAAGGATGGCACCTTTAAATTTAAACTGCATGACAAGAAAGGTGCTCTCGATGCACTTGGCAAGCATCTTCAGATGTTTATTGAAAAACATGAGCACACAGGCGCAGATGGCGGACCAATTGAAACGAGTATTAAATTTGATTTGACCCAGTTGTCAGATGAGGAGTTGAATCTCCTTGAGCGAATCATCAATAAATCAACTAGCCCTACCGAGTAAAGAACAGGTTCAAAAAGAGATATCCCGCCGCAGTGCAGATCACTACATTCAAAATTTTGTTAAAATAGAGGACCGTGATGCGGTTGATAGTGACGGTGGCGATATTGCTGTCCCGTTTATTTTATGGCCAGGACAGATAAAGGCCCTGATGCTATTCCTTGTTACCAGATTGTCAATCGTCCTAAAGGCCAGGCAGTTAGGTCTTACCTGGTTGGCATTGGCTTATGCTTCCTGGAAGATGGTGTTTAATGCTGGTTATGCCGTTGTCGCTCTGTCCAAAAGGGAGAAGGATGCAAAGGAGCTTACCAGGAGGTTAGCTTTTATTTTGCGACATTTACCGGACTGGATGATCCAGGAAAAGAAGACAGCAAAACCTGATTGGAATGGTCCAGTTTGGGAAGACACAACCTTAACCATTACCATATATCACCCAGGAAAAGAACCAAGCACATTTAGAGCAGAAACTTCCGGCCCGGATTCAGGCCGGTCTTTTACTGCCAACTTAGTTATCTTGGATGAATGGGCATTCCAGCAATATGCTGAAGATATATGGGCAGCTGCATACCCGACAATCAACCGTCCGACCGGTGGACAGGTTATCGGATTAAGCACAAATAAGCGGGGCAGTTTGTTTGAGAGGATTTGCAAAGACTCTATCAGCGGAAAGAACACATTTAAGTTGATATTTCTCGATGTGTTCACTGACCCGCGCCGGACCCCTGAATGGTATAAACAATCTAAAATTGACTTGCCATTATCATGGATGCAGGAGTATCCTGAAACAATTGAACAGGCATTCAGTGCTGGTGAGGAAACCGCTTTTCCGGAGTTCTCTGAATCTATCCATGTTTGTAAGCCATTCGACATACCGGCACACTGGCGGCGGTGGAGGTCACTGGACAATGGATATGCAGATCCTTTTGCCTGGTATTGGCTGACGGTTAGTGAAGATGGAATTGTTTATATTTACCGGGAGTTTACAAGGGCACACAATGACCCGCGTCTTACTTATAGCCAGCAGGCGCAAAAAGCCGTAGAGATGTCAACGTATAAAGATGATGAAACCGGTCGGGAAGTGTGGGTACCCGAGAAGATTGATTTCACTGTAGCCGGTCACGATGCTTGGCAGAAGCATGTCCGGGATGAATCCGGAAAAACCCTGATTAACTATTATCAGGATGGCGGGGTATACGGGTTTGTCCGGCCCATCACTGACCGGAAGTTCAGGAAGGCTGTTTGGCACGAATACCTAAAGCCGTTTGACGATGATATATTAGGCAGGAAGGTTGCCAGGGTTCAGATATTTGATACTTGTCAATTTCTAATAGATTCACTACCGATGTTAGTAGTTGATGAAAATGATTCCGAAAAAGTAGAAGAATCCAGCATTGACCACTGGTATGACGGGGCAGGTTACGGGCTCATAGCTTACCATGTGCAATACACCAAGCCCCCTAAAGAGGATGAGCCGCCTATTGCCAGGCACAAGAATAAGCTGGCCAAGCGGCGCAGCCATACAAAGCGGAGGCTTAGTTAGTTGAATATAGAAGGGAGGCGAAAACGCGAAGATGGTAAATATTATATGTCCAACGTCTTGTGAAGAGAGTAGGCAGGGAACCTGCTTAACAACCCCACGAAACTGTGAAAAATATTTGGAATGGGCAAATCAAGCAGAAGCGGAAGAGAAAGATAAACCGATAGAGCCTAAAACTGCTATTACCGACCTCGAGAACAGGTTCACCTATCACGCACCAAAGCCGGGCCAGCCGGAAATTTACACAGCCATCCGGGACAAGGCAAAAGAGTTTGCAGTGATGATTGACATTAACTGTCCGGCCAGCCGGGAGAAGTCCCTGGCACTGACCAAGCTGGATGAAGTGGTGTTTTGGGCCAATGCAAGTGTAGCAAGGAATGGGTGAAGATGGATGGACCAAGAATGGATTAATGCGATTAAATCTACGTTTAAGGATGTTGGGTTTTATAAATTATTAATTAAAGTATTGTTGCCTTTAATTGTTTTGGCTTATATATGTGATTATTTCGGATTGTAACACCCCTTGGCCCGCCGCGACTGCGGGACGTGGCTCCCGTGTGGCCTGTGGAGCCTTGACGGCGGGCCGGGTTAATACAGTTATAATACAAAGGCAGGTGATGCCCAATGAAAGACAATATGCCAATATTTGTTTCTCCCCCTGTACAACCCCGCCCGATGAAGCCGTAAGCGGAGGTCGAACCGCTGACCGGACCCGGTGGAGGGCGGCGCCTATAAATTCGACACCAAAATAAAACCGAAAACGGAAAGGATGGTTAATGTATGTATGGCAACGAAGGATGTAACATAGGACCAACTAACCAATTATCAGGAGGAATGGCTCTCACTAAGAAGGCAGACGTAATATTTGACAGGGTTATTAATGCCAGGAACACAAGTGAGCGAATCATTAGTGTTATTGATTCAATTAATTCCAGGTTGTTTGGGCCAAGCCCGGCATGTGACGAACAATGCAGTTCACCGGCCCCGTGTATCGAGTATGTGGTAGATGAAGCAAACGGCAACCTGAATCGCATTGAAAAGGCTCTGGCCGATATCTGTAACCGGCTGTAAGGAATATATCTTCCAGGAGGAAGCAGTGAAATGAACAACAATCAAGTTAATCGTAGCTCTAATGGCATACCAAATATTCTCCCCCTTAAACCGGAGGAAGAGGATCTAATCAGGTTCATCCGCGGCCTGCAGTGGGGGCATTTAACAATCGAAGTGAAGGAACTTGTCCGGGGGAATGGCGGTGTGCCAGTTATGATTAAACAGCCACAGAGGGATATTAAGCTCAGCCGGGACGATAGGCCGAACAGGACGCAGCGGAGGGGTGAGCCATGACAGGTAAAAATGTTCCACCATGGAAAAGCAACGGACATCTCGAAGCCGTAGCGCATCTTAACACAGATGAGTATGTAGCGATTTCAAATAATGATGAAACTGCAATATATGCCGTAGCAATAGATAAAGACGGCAACTTGGTTTATGAGAAGTATTAACCATGTGTAACAGAAACCGGAGGAATCAACCATGAGCAAACCGTCATTACGTGACTTCCGTCGCCGCAATAACCCTGCCAACGTAGTGTCAGACTTCGCTAAGGCAAAAGACATACCTTACCATGAAGTGACCCGCCAGGCGGGGCTTGTTATCCGGGTACATAATCCTTCGCTGGACAAGCACGAAGCATGTATGAAACGGTGTGCGGAGCGGAAGAGGGAAGAGATTGCCAGGTTAAAGCGGAGGCTGGAATGGGTTAAGGCCGAGATAACACGCCGGACGGAGAGTATGAAGAAGGGTGCAAAGTATCAGCCGGTGGATGATCTGCTGGAAGAGGCCCGGAAGGTTAAACAGAAGCTGGAAAGGCTGGGTGGGTAAAATGCCTGAGTTTACTGATTTAATGAACAAGCATATGAAACTACCCTCCATATTGGACCAGTTATCGGAACTGATGCTGTTTAATAGTGCCGATGATTTTTCGCAAATACATTCTAGGTTGTCTAATAAGCAGCCTGAACAATTCAATTTTTTCAAAGGTGAAGCCGTTGATCCTTATGTAAGTCGCCTTGAAAAGTCTGTACCAGAAGTCGATATAATTTCAGAATACATGTCACGGGAATTAAAAAAGTCTATACAGGCAACACTCGACAGGTGTATTCATTTGTCCCTGGCAGGGTTCACGATTCCAGAACCGAAAGAACAATTTTACGGTTTACCCAGGCATGGAATGACCTGCACTTCCCCGGCACCTGAAACCGGAGCGTTTACGGCAGAAGAGTTGAGACATGTTATTAACAGGCACAGGCCGCCAAGAATCGAAGCCGGTGAGTTCGCAAGAAAAATGCTGGCCAGAATACTTTTAAAAGAGGCCGGAGTTAACTGTTCGCCTGACATGGTAATTAATGAAGTATGGGGCATCAAAATTCAAGCAAGTCCTTATTTGCCGCCAGATACGTTAGCTATACTTAGTTATGACCCGGACACAGGGGAACCAAATGTGCAGTTAGTTAAGTTTGATGGGCTAGGTGAAGCCGATGGCTCAACCAAATGACTGCAGGCATTTCACCGGTAAAAAGAAACAAAATGGACCCAAGAAGCGGAAACGCACTCCCCGAAGCAAACGGATCCATATAAACAAGTATTCTATAACCAAATAACAACCCTGAATGTAAAAACATAGGGGGTATGTGGACTACAGAGCAGAATTTGTCTGCCTTGTAGCCTGCATACCCCTTTTTTATTTTTACCATTTAACAATAAAAATGAAAAGAGGATGGTATTTAATGGAAAAGTATATCGGAGTTAAGATTATCCATGCTGTACCAATGACTGGAAGGGAAGCTGCTATTGAGCTTCAAAGACCGATAGACACAACTAACGCAGATGAGGAAGGTAATGGATACCTGGTACAGTATCCGGACGGTTACCACAGCTGGTCCCCGAAGGTCCAGTTTGAAGAAGCATACCGCAAGACCGATAGGCTCACCTTTGGGCTGGCTATTGAAGCACTAAGAAAAGGGTTACGTGTTGCCCGGTCCGGCTGGAACGGTAAAAATATGCGGATTCTGATGCAGGTTCCGGATGAACACAGCAAAATGACCCTGCCATACCTGTATATCGAATATCCGGCAGGGCATCCGGCATATCCAAACGGTTCCCGTGTTCCTTGGCTGGCATCACAAACCGACATACTTTCAGAGGACTGGATGGTGGTCGAATAATGGCAGACAAGCAGCAAACTCCGTTACCGATTAACCAGTGCCAGATATTCCCGCACAGTTACCAGATTCCGTGTGAGACATATAACTGCCTTACCAGGTCAACATACCACATCGGCCGGCCGGACGGTCCGTTATCAGTGATGCGTAACCTTTGCTCCGATTGTGCCGATAAACTGGTGGAGTCAATCCTGGCAACTCCGGAACTGGTCGAGAAACACATTGGCCGGATCAAAGAGATTGCCATGGCTGACCAGGACTATCAGGAACTTGTTGGCAGTGTCCGTGAGGCTGAGAGAAAAGAACAGCAGGCCAAAATGCAGGCTGTTGTTGAGCTTCTCAAGGTTGTCAAAATGGATGAAGTTGTCAGGGCTGAGCTGTGCAAACTCTTGGAGATTGAGCTTCCTATACCGGAGCCCAAGAAGTATCCATGTGCCCAGTGTGAGACTGAACCGTTTGATTCGCCGCAGAAGCTGGCTGCGCATGTCAAAAAAGAACATCCCAAAGCCAGGGAGTGATAACAGATGGCTGAATGGATACTGGGCCTTATATGTCTGATACTGGTCGGCCTTGTGATATGGCGTGAACATCAGTTTGACCTTGAACGCAAAGACCTGTATGACCGGATTATGGCAGGGAATCTCCACGACTATTCCGCCAACAAAGACGGAACCGCGCCTCCCAGGGGGCGTAATTTTGTTAAAAAGGGCATTAAAAAAGGGTACCAGGCATTGGGGAACCCAAGAGGGGAGGCTGATTATGATTGAGCTTACTTAACCTGAACATTTTTGGTGGCGGTAACAGCCGGGATGCGCCGCCACAACAGCAACAATCACAGATGCCACAACTGAATAGTTATATCTCATCTCTTCCCCCGGAAGTGCAGATGGAATTTCATGATGATGCTATTGTTGCCATGATCCAGAAGGAATTTAAACGCCGCCAGGATGAACGGAGGCCGTTTGAACTGCAGTGGCGACTCAACCAGGCATTCCTTGAGGGGAACCAATACGTTGACATCAACCCGGTATCCATGGCCCTGGATGAAATACCGAAAATGTTCTGGTGGCAGGAGCGGGAAGTATTCAATGTAGTGGCGCCAAACATTGAAATGAGGTCAGCCAAACTGGGCAGGATGCGGCCTATTCTGAAGTGTCGTCCCGGAACAGGGGAACAGCAGGATGTACGGTCAGCTAAGGTTGGTACCCAATTACTGAAGAATATTTACTACGATGAGGGTATCCATACAAAACAGAACGATGTTATCTGCTGGATGGAATACTGCGGCAGCGGGTTTTTCAAGAACACATGGAACCGGAATGCTGGCAAGGTATTCGCCAAGATGATTTCACAAGACCCTGTTACGTTGAAGGAGATCGCGGAAGAAATCAGGGAGGGCAATATCGACATTGCCGTTGTTCCTTCACCTGAGATATATCCCGATTCATGTTATCACCAGGATATATCTAACTGCCGGTCAATTATCCATGCCAAAGCTTACCATGTTGATGAAGTTGAAGAAATATGGGGTGTCAGGATACCGGCAGAACAAACAACGGCCATGCAGCTGCAAAGAAGTATGACCGGTATTGGCGGCCTTGGTTACGGCCTGGGCGGGTTTAACATTGTGACCACCAAACTTGAGAACCATGCGGTAGTCATGGAATATTGGGAGATCCCGACCAAGAAGTTTCCCCAGGGCAGGCTGTTGATTGTGGCCAGCGGCAGAGTTCTTTATAAAGGCCCACTGCCGTATCCGGTTGGTGAGGATTGGCAGTTAGCCCTTCCGTTTACCAAAGTTGACTGTATCCGCAGGCCGGGAATCTTCTGGGGCAAGACGGTCCTTGAGCGGCTTATTCCCCCGCAGCGCCGGTATAATGCCTTGCGTAACCGTAAAGCGGAATACCTTAACCGGTGCAGTATAGGCCAGTTTGATGCTGAAGAAGGTTCGGTAGATGACGAATACATGGAAGATAATGCCGGGGCTCCTGGGGCAATTATTTTCTATAAGAAAGGTTTCAATCGACCGCAACGTGTCCAGAATGACCAGCTTCCTGCAGCCTTTGAAACCGAACACCGGTCACTGCTGGAAGAAATCAGTATTCTGTCCGGTGTCAGTGAACTCAGCCGCCAGAGTGCGGCACCTTCCGGAACTTCCGGTTCCGGTGTGAGCCTGGCAATTGCGCTGGAACAGGATGATACCAGGTTGTCTACCACTGCAGGCAATGTTGAGCAGTTTATAGTGCAGTCAGGTAAACAATGGCTAAGACTTCACAAGGCCTTTGTCAAGCTGCCGAGAACACTCCGGTCCATAGGCAGGAACAATGTTGTTGAGGTTATGGACTGGACTGCCGGGGATCTCCGGTCTGATGATGTTGTTGTTGAGCCCTTCTCAGCCCTGGCAGAATCACCGGCACAGCGCAGGCAGATGGTGTTTGACCTGATGAACACTCCGCTTGTTAATGATCCAGAAACCGGTAAAATGACCAAAGAAATGCAGTCCAAGCTGCTTGAAATGATTGAACTGGGCCACTGGGAGACAATGGATGATGATAACGAAATTCATATTAACAAGGCAGAGCGCGAAAACCGCGATATTGTACAGGGCATGTTCCCGATGCCCGTTAACTATGATGATCATGTTATTCATATTGAACGGCACAACAAATTCCGGCTTACCGTCGATTATGAGATGATGAAGGCTCAGAACCCGATGCTGGAAATTCTGTTCCAGCAGCATGTGCAGGTACATATGACATACCTAAGCCTCCATGCGCAGCAATTGGTATCACAGATAATGCCCCCGCCCGGGGCACCTGGTTTACTGCCTGCTTCTGGAGGAATGGTTTAAAAATCGTTAACACAGCGAAAAAGACCTTGATGCGATAACGTGAACCGCGCCGCATAAGGCTTTTTTATTTAAGGAGGATTATCTTTTATGAAAAAACAGAATACAGCTGACAACCCCTTGCGTGATTTTAGGATTAACCTGACTTTGTTTGGTGACGGACCGGCAGGTGATCCCGGTTCCGCTGCTCCTGCTTCACCATCCTCTGAACCTGCGCCTGCTCCTGCGGCTGAACCTGCAGCGAGTACGGGTGGAGTACCGGCAGCCGGTCAACCTACAACCGTTCAACCGTCAACCGTACCATCATCCAGCGAACCGTCTGGGAGCGGAAACCCGCTTCTCGACTACTTCAAAAGCGGAGGGGCCAGCCAATACGATCCGTCAAAGATACCCGGAGCAAATCCGGCAACAGTTCAGCCGCAGACACCCGTGGTAACACAGCCTGCACAACCGGCACAACCGGCGCAGCCAGTGCAAACCGAACCGTCAGCGGTACCACCTTCTGCCCCCGTGTCAACTGAGCCCCAGGACTGGACAAAACAAGTCCCGGACAAGTTCAGGAACCCGGATGGAAGCGTGAATGTCGAGGCCCTTGTTAAGAGCTATACTCACCTTGAACCAAAACTAACCGAACAGGGCCGGACAATAAGCGAATTAACCAGCAGACTTGAAACATTTGGTCAGGGTCAGCAGCCACAGCAGGCCCAGCCTGGTCAGAATCCGCAGCAGATACCGGGACAACAACCCGGGCAACAGCCGCAAACACCGGCAGAACCTGAGATTACTCCGGAACAGATTAAGGAAATCAATGAAAAATTTGTTGAGAGCCTTCTTGATCCGGAGAAAAACCCTGTTCAGGCATTGTCTCAGATTATTAAAGACGTGGTTACGCCTATGGTTGCCCCGATACAGCAAAGGACAGAGTACCAGGACAGGCTTACTGAGTGGAACCAAAAAGTGGATAAGTTTAAGTCAAATACACCTGATTTTGCTGAACTGGAAACAGATATAACCCAGGTTATTCAGGAAATGGGACCATATCTGGCAACTATGCCTGATCCTTTGCAGTCTGCATACGAAATGGCCAAAGGCAGGAAAGCGCAGAATTTCAAGCCTCAGCCGGTACCGACACTCGAAGAAATGCTGGCTGACCCGAATAATATTGCAAAAGTTGTCCAAAATCCGCAGGTTCAGCAAATGATTCTGTCACAGACGGCAACGCAAATACAAAATGGTGCCCCACCGGTTGTAATGGCTTCACAGCCGGGAGGAACACCGCCTGCGGCACCGTCTACCCCGATTACAAATGTAAAAGAAGCCACAAATGCAGCGAAAGGATTCTTCTCTAATCTTCTTAGAGGGGGGTCTTAATTTTTTTTATCTGAAGGAGAGTGATTTTTAATGGCTGAACTCACCATGGCTGCCATTACGGAGGCTCTGAAACTTTGGTATCTTGAAGGGCTCCGTTATCAGATGAACGAAAAAGCCAGTGCGTTCCTTACTCAGATTGAGCGCACCAGTGAGCACGTTGAAGGTAAGAAAATCATCATGGCCCTGCGCTACGGGGTCCAGGGCGGGATCGGTAACAGAGCAGATAACGGAACCTTGCCGACTGCCAATAGCCGGAAAACCAAGCAGGCCGAATGGGAAACCAAGAACCTGTTTGCCCGTATTCAGCTTAGTGACAAGACTATCAAGGCCAGCCGGTCCAATGTAGGGGCTTTCGCCAGAATGCTGGAAACTGAAATCTCCGATTGTGAGATTGATAGTAAGCGTGACCTGTCCAGGCAGGCTGTTGGTGACGGTACCGGTGTTCTTTGTACTATTACCAGTATTAATGCCGGGACCAAGACCATTACCTGTAATAATGACCTTGGGGTGCAGTACCTTGCTGTCGGTATGCTGGTAGATGTTTACGATGTAGATGCTGCTACAATTGACAATGCTGGCGTAGAGATTACTGCAGTTGACCGTGCGAACAAAACCGCAGTTCTTTCGGCCTTAGATGCTTCTATCGGTAACGGTGACGTGCTGTATGTCAACGGTAACAAGGACTTGGAAGTAACCGGCCTGAAGGGTGTCTTTGAAAACAGCACCCTTTATAATGTTAACAGGACAACTGAAACCTGGTTCAATGCTACCAAGATTCCCAACGTTGGCGAAATTTCTGAGATTAAGATGCAGCAGGGTATTGACGATGCTGACATCGAGGCCGGTTCTGAGATTGACTTTATGATCGGTTCTCATGGTGTGCGCCGGGGATACCTAAACCTGCTCAATGCTCAGAAGCAGCTTGTAAACACAATGGAACTGAAGGGCGGTTTCAAGGCGATCAGTTTCAACGGGCTCCCGTTCGTAGCTGATAAGTTTATCGCCCCCGGGGAACTCTATTTCCTTGATCTGTCTGACTGGAAGACCTATGAAATGAGTGACTATGAGTGGCTCAACGAAGATGGCGCAGTATTGTCCAGGGTAGCCAATAAACCTGTATGGGAAGCAACCATGGCCAAGTACTGTGACCTCGGATGTCAGAAGCCTAAAGGACAGGTCAAAATGTCCGGAATAACCGAACACTAATTTGAAGCAGTAGTTGCAGGAAAGAGAGGGGGAGACTCTCCCTCTCTTTTTGTTAATCTAATTCTAGTTAGAAAGGGGATTAATCTATGGCTGCAAGCGTAACGGTAAAAAAGAGGAATAAATTTGGTAACGGTTATGCTGTTACCGCTGATGTTACCTTAGATGATAGTTACCCGACTGGTGGGGAGGCCTTGGCGGCAAAGCAGTTTGGGTTGGCGGTGCTCAACTTTATTCTTCCTTCTCCTTCTGCTGGGTACATTTTTGAATTTGACCATGACAACAGCAAGTTAAAGGCTTTTACACCCGTAAAAGCTCAGGCCGCGCATAGTCATGTAAATACTCTTACCCCCACTGCCAAGACGCTGCGATTGGTACATGCCGGAGCGGATATCAAGGGTTCGGCTAATACCAATTCTGAAAACGCTGATGCCGATGCATTGCCTACAAACGGGGCACTTGTTGGTGCTGAAACTGCCGTTGCTGATGCTGCTTATGCATTTCCCGCTACGGCTAATCCCGATATGGGTAGAAACGTGTGTATCGTATTTCACAACGATTCGGGCGGACCACTGAATCTTTATGAAGGGGTTATGACCTTTACCGTGACCGGTACTTACCGGGGAGCTGTACAAACTGAGGATATTACTTTTACATCGGATGCTGGGAACAAAGCTATGGCAACTGCTAAATACCGGTATAAGTACGGTGTTAAGCCGTTTGACACTGTGACCGATGTAACCGTAGACAATATTTGTGAAAACGCCATTAAAATTGCTGTTGGTATCGGCTCTAAGATTGGTTTACCGACTGACTTAAAGACTCCGGCTGAAGCAGATGTAGTTAAGATAACCAAAAATGCTGCCGACTTAGCAGTTGCCGGAACCGTTGACACTGCCAATATGACAGTCAATCTTGGAGTCCTGGCCGACAATAATGATTTCGAAATTGTATACGAAGGCGTGTCCGCTCTGACCGGAGTTGCAATTAGCAACGTAACAGGTGGAGCCATATCTGCTGCCGCTGCCGCAGAAGTGGATAACGAGGCCAACCTTTCCAATGTAACAGCCAGGGTGCTGGCAATCGGGTACTAAGAATCGTAAAAAACTAATAACCAACAAAAATCTAAGAGAGGGGGTATCCCCTCTCTTAGATTTGTTTTTTAGCTTTTCTCTGTGAAATCCGGTGCAATGCGCAAGTATCGGATTTCTAACGAAGGGAGGAAAATGAATTGAGACAAGGCACTAGTACATTTGATCCGGAAAAACATAATATTCAGGATGTCTCGCTATCGGGAAGTGATGTTGAAGAAGTAACCTTCCACGATGCCGCCGAAGCACAGGCCACAGGAGCCGAATGGGCTGTCGGCGGGAAAAAGACCCTCACGGTTGAAATATACGGCACATCATCCGGCAGGACCGTAGAGTTTAAAGCCAAGGGGCCAAGCGGAACCGCCAGAGCAATATCGGGTATCAAACTGTCCGACTTTTCAACAGCTACCAGCACAACCGGGACTGGTGAGTTATGGCAGTTTGATGTAACCGGGCTGACTTCTGTAATCATGGATTTAACTGCTGTAGCTGATGGTAATGTTTCCGTCAAAGGGAAGGCGGTGGCATAATGTCACGGTTAACTGATATGGTGATTGGTGGAAAAATATTCGGCGGGGTAGTAAGACAATATCCTGATGACGCCGTTGCTCCGTCTGGTGTGATTTATACCGTGCCAAACCTTCCTCCAACTGTTCCCGTAATTTCGGGGATACCAGGTAACCAACTAATTGCAATTACCGTAGATACCGCATCAACCGATGCAGAAGACGGCACTGTAAACCTTTACAATGTCTATGTTGATGGTGTTCTCCATGCGGAGGATGTGACAATTTTGGAGGACGCATCTTATAATGTGACTGGTTTGACAAACGGGGTGCAGGTTGCGGTAACTCTGAAGGCTAAGGATTCGGGAGGGGCGCTGTCTGCGGCATCAAACGGAGTGACCGGAATACCTTCTGATATTTATGTACAACAAACCGCTTCGCTTTCAATGGCAGCCGGTATTCGTGAACCTTCCACTGATAAATCGTGGGTAGCACAAGCATTTACAACTCTTGGTTCTCCTGTGAATATAACAGATGTTGAATTGTGTCTTTACAGGTCTGCAGGCGTAAATTTTGATTTAACGGTTGAATTGCGAACTGATAACGCAGGTCAACCATCAGGATCAGTTGTCCCGAACAGCACGGTCACGATTCCTTATACTGAAATTACTACAGATTCGGCAGGCACATGGATAAAAAAAGTCTTTACTGCTCCTTTATCACTTTCAGCTAATACAAAATATTGGATTGTATGCAAACCTGCCACATCTCCAACGCCAGTGGGCGAAAACGTTTTCTGGAGAGGGAATCTCGACCCCGATTTATACCCCAACAATGGACGGCGTATCTCTACAACAAATGGGAGCACTTGGAATCCTGAGCACGCAACGGCTGACATGGCATTTAAGCTGTATGCATAAAAATATTCAAATGTTAAGCAAGCCCAATGTCTTGTGAAGTTCTAGCTTTTCTGAATGGCGGCCATTTCCCAAAAAGCACTTTTGTTAACAGTCTGCTTCTGTGAATCAAAAAAATAATAATTACGGATATGACAGTACTTGTTAAAAAAGTGCTCAAAACATCAATATAACCAGTGCCAAAGCCCATACTCATAAACATTCCGCTAATTAAATATGTTTCCAGGCTTATACGACCTAAATATCTGACAAAGCCAAAATTGAAAAATCTATTTACAAAAAAATAACTTAAAGCCATACCTGTTAAAGCAAGAGGTAGTTTTAAGTATGGTATTTGCGCCAATAACAGAAAGGGAAACCCGATAGCTGAAATGTATAAAACGGGCTTTTGATAGTTAGTTAGCCTATCCTTATACTTTGCTATTAAGTAACCTATGATTAAAATTGGAGCATACCACTTGACCTGTCCGTAATAAGGAAACGGAACAAAATAAATCATAGCAAAAAACATTATGTACGACCAATTACCAATAACTTTTTCAAAATACACCAGAACCGCCAGAACAGCTAAACATGCAAATAAAATCGGAAGAAACCAGGGCGCATCAGGATAAAGAACAGCATTAGTATAAAAGGTTTTTATACTACCAATGTCTCGATGCCCAATTAACGGATACAGAGTGTGCCATACAAAATAAGTTGGGATTAGGCTGATAAACCTTTTATAAACCAAGTTATTCATTTTATTAAACGAAACGTATCCGCTTAACAAAAAGAAAAGCGGCATATGAAAAGAGTATATTGCTTGAAATAATAGGTTTTCGTTGTAGGATGTGGGAAATGCCTTTGCAACACTATGCCCTAGCACTACAAGTAAAATAGCATATCCTTTTAAAGCATCAATTTTTTTATCACGGATCATAATAATTTCCTCCCAGGGCTATATTTCCACAATTGTCGCTATAATCCTGCATGATAAGGAGAGGTGATACAATGCCGGCATTCACTAATGTTATTACTGGAACCCCGATAAAAGAACTGACCAATTACACCATACTAATAACGGTACTTTGGGCCAATGATATGCAAAATAATTTTTCTGATGTATATTTTACAGCCACTGATGGCTCAGAACTTGATTCTTGGCTAGATACTAAGACTGATGGTGTAGAAGCAAAGTTTTGGGTTAAAATACCATATATTCCTGTCTCATCAGGTACGGTCAAGTTTTACACCCGATGGAACGATGGACACGCTCCGACCAGAAGTAGAAGTGCATTATTGGTGGCAGATGACATTGAAGACGGCGGAAACATGACTCTGCTGAAGCCCTATTCAGGGAACCCTGTTATTGACCCATCAGATGCAGGTAACTGGACAGCGCAACATATGTATTTCGACCACTTAATATACCATGATAACAAATACATTTTATATTGGAATGGGCGACCGGATGAACAATCTGTTAATCTTAATTCTATTGGTGCGGCAACTTCTCTCGATGGTTTTAGTTTTTCGTGTGCCGGAATTAACTCCGGAGATGATTTGGGCAAAATATTTTCTGGTACTGGGTTGGATGAAGATTGGGACGGGGGATACGTTAATTTTTCTTGTTATTATGTTGAAAATAACACAGTTCATATGTTTTATTTGGGAAGCAACAAGGCTCAAACAGCTACAGGAATTGGGCACGCCACATCAGCAGACGGTTTAACCAATTGGCAACGGGACGCTAATAACCCCGTCTTTGGAAGCGGTAAACGTCCTGGTGGAATTGTAAAATTTAACGACACTTACTTTTTTTATTATTTGACCAGTGATCCCGGTATTACCGGAATGACCTTACATGTGGCCACTGCTCCTTCTTTAGATGGACCCTGGACTGATTACGAAAGTAATCCAATTTTAACCGCTGTAGACCCAAGCATGGACTATGGCATACCAATCGCAAAACCCGTGTTATGGGATGGCAAAATATATCTTATATCTGCTATAGGCAGGGATCTTCCGGCTGACAACAAATTTCGTTTTATTTTAGCGGTTTCCGAGGATGGGTATAATTTCACATCGCTTGGCTATCCCGAACAAGCTCCATTTTGGAGCTATGACTCTAATAATGCCTGGGAAAACTACTATATTAATGGTCGTCCTTTTGCAATAAGGATTCAAAATAACCCAAACGAAAGAATGCTCTTTTATTGGGGAGCAGACAATACGGTTAACGGTAAAGATGCTATAGGTGTGGCAGAATCAACTTATAGTGAAATGCCGTGGCTTCCTGCTGGAAAATCCGGCACAGAGCGGATAACAAAATGGGCTGACGAATCCGTAAATCCTATTATTGGCAGTCACAGTTTAAAGTGCGAGGGAGTAGGTGCAGGACGGGATTATATCTTTATTGATGTTGGCGAAAGTGATGTCGAGGTTATTGCCAAGGTGAAATCACTTGAAGCACTTTCTGAGCATGGAATTTGTTTGCGCCTTACCCCTACAACTGGTTCAGAAAATGGAACGGGCTATGGATTATGGTTAGACCGAACAACAGGCACTTTTGCATTAAAGAAAATGGCTGATGCTTCGGTTAATATCCTTGATAACGCAGGCATTCCTGATGGAGAAGAATATGAATTAGTATTACGGGCTTACAATAATAATATTGTGGGCTTTGTTAGAAATTTGCAAGGAGAAACCATTGCAGAGTTGGCGGCAAATGATGCAGCTTATACATCAACTTTAATCGGTCTTGGAAGCAAAGGGGTTTATCAAACACTATTTGATTCAATCCGGGTACGGAAATACGTGTTTCCTGAACCGCTTATTAATAAAACACCTAATATAAGTGTTCCGAAATCACCACGGCCAGCAAAATTGATGCTAAACTCATATTTAAGATATCAAGATGAAAGTGGGTCTGTTTATGCATTTAATCTGCAACCCGTAGACCAAACAAAACATAAATACAGATACAAAAGAAATGGAGTAGTTTACGGCATAGAGGATTAACCTTCAACTAACGGAAGAGCGTTACTCCGATAACAAAACAGAGGTGAAAACACATGGGTAAAATCGCATATGAAACACAAATTTATGATAGGCTGCAGGGCAAATTACACCTGCGGCCTATATTTACATCTACATTGAGCATACCGGAACGGCTCAGAGAACTGGACCCTAACTTCTTCCTGGTGTTTAACACTAAAACACAGAAATACGAGGTCCATAACCTGGCTCATAAAGGCAATTCTTACGGGATCACTGTTTACTATGATGAGCTTGATTACCGGACACTATATGTTACCAGGGCCAGTGATATCCGGTACCGCAAGAACCTGTTCCGGGAAATTGATGAGCACAATGAAAAACTTGAACGGACTGCCGAAAAGGACAGGCGAAACGACCTTCGAGGTATCGGAGAAGAAATGAAGCCTTACTTCTCCAGGCTGGCATGGGAAGGGATATAACCATTAAAAGGGGGTGGATCGTTTGGCATTGACACTTCTTCAGATGCGAACAAGGGTAGTAAACAGGGTTGGGACCAGTGATGACAATGATGTTCTGCTCAATAAGGGACAAGAAAAGCTGGCTCAGATGTCCAAACGGAGAGCACGAGCAACGCTGGCCTTTGTTTCCGGAGAAGCGACTATTCCCGCGACATGCCTGATACTTAAGAAACTGGCGTTTAGCGGATACCCTTGCAACCTGGCGCCGGAGAGCGATTTTGTTTTTCCCAAATATGAATCCAATATCACCCCGGAAGAATACCAGATAAGCAATGGTACGATAGTCCTTGAAACCAAGTACACCGGTTCAGGGACTATTCTTTATGTGCCGAAACCCGCAACAATGTCCCTGGATGCCGCCACACCGGACCTTGCCGGTTGTGAAGAAGCAATTATTGCTTATGCTATCCATAAAAGATACAAAGATAATGAGGATATTGCCCAGGCCGAGTTTTGGAAAAATGAATGGCTTAGCGAAGCTGAGGACTGGTTAGATCTTGATAAGAAACAAAACCGGCAATCACTCCGGATCAAGGCGGGGAGTTGGTCATAATGATTACTTCAAGGACTCCAAATTGGCCGGTCATAGACTTTTCCGGTGGGATGAATGATTTTGTGGAAGATGGTTTTGTGGCGGCGAACGAATGTACCGATGTCCAAAACTGTATTTGTATAACACCAGGCCGGCTTCAGAAACGCAAGGGACAGGCTAAACTTAATGCTTCCGCATTAGCTGCCGCCATACAGGGGCTGCATCCGTTTTATTATGGCAGCCCTATTACCCGTAAATTAATTGCCGCGGCAAACGGTAAAGTCTCCTACTGGGATTCCGGGACCAGTGCTTTTGTCGAGATAAAAACCGGGTTATCTACAACCAACCCAATTATGTTCGAAACTTGTGTTAATTACATGGTTGGCTTTGACGGTGTAAATGCGTCATTTAAGTATGATGGCACTAATCCGGTTTCAGCGCTGGCAAATGCTCCGGCAACGGGCCGTTGTCCGGTCCTGCAGCATGAAAAACTTTTTGTTATTACCGATGCAGACACAATCCGGTGGTCAGATTCGTTCGCGCCGGAGACTTGGCCGGGGGTAAATGAGAAAAAGTTTGACCAGGGTGACGGTGATACCCTGATGATGCTGGCCCGGTATGGGCAGCAGCTTTTATGCTGTAAAAAACGGCGTATATTCAACCTTACGGGCACCAGTCTTGATGATTTCAGGAGCAGTTGTCCGGAACAGAATCGCGGGGTAGTGGGGCCAAGGGCAGGGTTCGTAATGGAGCCCTATTTTTATTATATTTCTTACGAAGGCCCCATGGTTTTTGATACTTTACAGTCAATAAATCTCATAGAAACAAAACTTCCCCGTACCTGGGCCAATGTAAACCAGCAATATCTTGAAAAAGCGGTAGCTTATTATAATCCGTATTACAAATTTCTTTGTTTTGCGGTACCGGAAGGGGTAAGCACTGTACCCAACTTGGTATTAGCTTATGACCGGAAACTTAAAGGCTGGTGGATATTCCGGGGAATTACTCCGAGCTGTGTAATTGAATTTGACAGCGGAACCGGGGAAGAACTTTATGCCGGGCATAATACTTCAGGCTATGTTATTAAACAGAACACTGGTTATAACGATATTGGTTCAGCTATTGAAGCCTATTGGGTTGGGCCTAATTTTGACGATAAAGACCCTGTTAGGGTTAAAAACTTTATGGATGTGTTTGCTACAGATGTGGCCGGGCTAAATACGGCTGTGTTCAAATACCGGATTAATTTAGGGGCATGGGTAACACCTACAGTAAAAACCGACATTAACGCCGTTCGCCGGTACCGGTTGATAGGGGCTAAAGGCAGACAGTATCAGCCCAGGTTTGAACACAGTACAATTGATGAGGATTTCTGCCTGTCAGGATTGAAAACATATTACGACAAAGGGCTTGTTAAGTAAGGGGTGAAGGTCTTTGGCTTATCAACCTTTTCAAATGCCATACAGGATTACAGGTGACGAAGATTTATCGACCCTGGCACGGAAGGTTAACGCAATCATAGAAGGCTTAACCTTCTATGTAAACCAGCTTCAGGTTTATGAGAATAATACAGGGTTACCGATAAATGACCTTGTTGATGCTAACAAAGATTCATGGTCTGCGGTTGCAACTAATTTTGATACCAGAAATGACCGGATAAGCACTGTTCCGGCTGATCCGGTCATTTCTGCTGACGGTTCAGCAGTTGACCACACCATCAATACCGATGGTTCGGCAAACATAAGCGTTGAATGGGAAAATGACGGTTCAGGTGATGCTTATAACATAGACGGGTTTATTATATGGCTGCGGTCCGGGGATACCTCAGGTGCTTATGTTTTTGGCACTAATCCCGCAGAGGAAACAGATTACTATGTAAGCGCAGAAAAAAGAGCAACTATATTCAAAGGGCTTCCGGCTGACAAGTATTATACCTTTGGTGTGCAGGCTTACCGGATGGTTGACCAGGATATAAATGCTGATGGGATTCTAAAATCAGCTATCGTCCAGCCTGCGCTGGCTCAGGAAAACCCCTACCAACCGTCTGCTAACGTAGCTTTTGCCGGGGATGTGACGGGAAGTATAGACGGCAAAGCTGTTTCAACTGAGATAAATATTACTTCGCCTGATATTACAGGGAATGCATCAGACGGGACTTTTAACAGTGTTGGAAACGTAACTTGGAGTGTTACTGCTGACCAAGGCCCGGTTGTAAAACAATTCGATTCATTTACCCTTAATGCCGGACATACTCTGACTGTTGATAACAGGTGTAAAGGTTTAATTTTGTTGGTAAAAGGAGATGTAAATGTCTCCGGGACAATTTCAATGAACGATAAAGCGGCAAGGGTTACAAGAGACACAGATTCGCTTCCTTGGGTAGAAAGTTGTGCTAAGCTGAGTTATTATGATTATATGTCAAAAGTAGTCGTTGATTTTCTTATGCCTGCTGGTGGTTCTGGTGGTTCTGGTGGCACTGGAGGTAATGCTATTAAAAGCAATGATTGGGCTCCTGGCGGCGGCCCAGGTGGTTCAGGAGGAACTAATTGTGCTTATGGTGGCAGTAGCGGCGGTGGCGGCGGTGGTGGTGCTGTTCATTGTGGGCCGGGAAGTCAAAAAGCTGGTGGAAATGGTTCGGATGGTATTTCCGGCGGCGGCCCAGGCGGGTCAGGAGGAACAGTAGAAAATGCGGCTGGCACAGCCGGAGTAAATGGCGGCGGTGGCGGCGGTGGAATTATAGTTATTATTGCCAAAGGAAACATAACAATAAATCCTAGTGGTATTATTACTGCTAAATCTAGTGGTAATGGTGGTAATGGTGGTAATGGTAACACTAATGGTTCTAATGCTACTTGTGGCGGCGGTGGCGGCGGTGGAAGTGGTGCTGGAACTGGTGGAACTGGCGTAGGATATTCGTCTATCGGTTATGCTGGCGGCGGCGGTGGCGGCGGTGGAGCAGGTGGCGGTATTGTGCTTCTTGTATATGGCAATACCTATATCAATAATGGTAGTATTAATGTTAATGGTAGTATAGGCGGTTCAGGCGGTTCAGGTAATTATTTTGACATTACAAATCGTGGTTTTCCTGGTTCTAATGGTTCTGATGGTTCAGTTGGTTCTATTTTTACTGTTAAGGCGGTGACGTCTTATGTCTAGGCTCATATATGTTCACAATCCACATCAAACTGAAAGCCAGCGCATATTAGAAGAAATTCAAAACGACCCTGAGTTGTCTCATGTAGAGGTTATTGACTTTATGGAGTTTAGAAAACAACATAATTTTCGGGCTACTCCTGCATTATGGATAATGCCTGACGGTGCAGACATTGACAGGACGAATGTAGCTGTTGAATTATCAGAAACCTTCATGGTCCAGCAGGTAAAAGATAAGATTAGCACTGCCCGTAAGATAACTTTATCTGCACCGAAAACCGTAATACAGCCAAACGAAATACTGCAAATTACGGCAAGCATGACAGATATGCAAAATAATCCCGTGTCAATAGAACCTGTAACATTTTGGTTAGGAGGGTTAGTTGCAGAAGATTCAGACGGCAAACTTGATTTTTCTGCACCGACACCTGGGGTTTATATTATAGAGACAAAAAATGCCGACTCTGTAAACGGGTATTTGGAGGTGGTTGTCGGTGGTTAGAATACACGTCCCGGTTAGCCATCCTCAAAAGGTTTTAACACCGGAAGAAATGGCAGAAATGGAAGAGTTGAAGGAAAAAGAAGTGATTCTCTCTGCATTAGCAGAAGTCATTTCCAAAAGTAGTCCAAAAAAAGAATCTTTGGAAAACATATTGAACAAAACAAGACAAATTTTATATACCAAAAGGGGGTTTTAGTATGGCATGGGACCCTAGAGCATTAATCCACGGTGAAGATTTCTACAAAAATCCGCAAAAATATACTACTCCTAGTTCTCAGTCACCAAACATAAGCTCAGGAGATGCGCCGAAAAAAACTGGCGGGACCGTTGATTTTAACAAAATAGCTATGGATACTTATGGAACCATGAATCCGTTAAGCGGAGGGCAGGGTTCTAAACCTACTGCACCACAACAGTCACCACAACAACCGCTAAATCAATCGCAGTCACCACAACAAACGAATGCTAACAACTGGCCATATTACGAACAGTTGTTATTGGGTCTCCTTAACCAGCCTTCTGCTTATACGCCCCCAAGCAAGGATGATATGCTGGCTCAGGCCAAACAATATGCCGGACTGCAGGTTGACCCTGTTTTATCCTCAATCACTGACATGATTCAAAAGGCAATTACCAGTTCAAGCAAAGGAAAAGCCGAGATAGAGGCCGCTTATTCCGGTATCCCTGCTAAAACTCAGGCGATGCTCGGTGAAGCAAGGAACTATGCCCTGGAAAATGCCATTTCGCGGGGCATGGGCAGGAGCGGGGTAGTTAACTGGGAAACGGAGAAACGTACTACGCCAATAATCCAATGGTCCCAGGAAAAAGAAGGGGAAAAGGCCGCGAAACTGTCCGGGTTAGCAGAAGAATTGGCTTCTGCCGAAGCTTCTGCAAACAGAATGAGGACCGATACGGAGTCTAGGCGTGGCACACTGGAAGCAACAAAGTTAAGTGAGCTTGAACAAATGTCACGGGCCATGGAACAGCAGGCGCAAGCGCAGAAATATCAGCAGGCTATGGGAATTGCAAATATGGCCCTGCAGGACAAGTCTATCGACCAGAGAATGTTAACCCAGCTTTTAAGTCAGTTTATGTATGGTTAGGAGGGGTCTTAAATGGATTTAGCTTCATTATTGGCACAGCTATCACCAAACAATGGACAGCAGAGAATGGACCCTTATCAGGCTGCTCCTTTGCTGGCAAATGCTGTTACCGGGTTTCAAAAAGAGCAGCGGGCCACTCCGTTTATCAAAGCATTGAAAACGTTAGGTGACCAATGGGCAACTGCAAATCCAGAACAGCAAAACGATATCAATACACAGGCCAGTAAAGTAAGGGGCGATTATATTGCTTCCGGTGGAAGCCCAATCGACATGCCGAAGGAGCTATGGGGTTCTGACCCGTCTAAGGGCTTCCAGACGGGCGCGGGAACATATGCTCCAAGCTATACTGGTGACAACTTGAGTATGGGACAAAAGGCGCAGAGGGCTGGCTTGACAGGACAGTTTGAAGGTAATTTGACTTGGCCGGCGCATGTGCAAAATGAAGGATTAAACCTGGAGAGTCAGGGCCTTCAAAATCAAATGGCTAATGCTCAAATGGACTACAATGCTACCATGACAGGTATTAACGAACAATCACGGTATCGTGATTTAGAGAATAAGCGGTATATAGCAACCAATACTTATGTTAACCAGGTTTTGGGTGCCGAAAACCCGGAGGCTGCCTTTGAGTATCTGAACCAATTCGGTTCGCAGATTGCCAGCCAGGGCGCAGATATATCCGCTATTCTTAAGGCTATGGCTATGAAGTGGCCTGAATACTTTGTGAAATATAGTGGCAGCCTGGATTCTGCCGGTGGACAAAATCCTTACATGAACATGTATCCTCCCCAAGGGGGGCCCTAATGTCTAGCATGTAATTAGAATAACGGACGGCATTACAGCAAGAGTTAAGAGGGGGTTTTTAAATGCCCTGGATCAAGGATGAGAACGGAAGAGATATATTGGTACCGGAAGGCGGGTTTGATTATTTTCGGAAAAACAAAAGCGTTCCCACTCAAGGGAGCGCTTTTGGTGTTTCCGGTGGTATCCCGGCTAATGTTCCCGGTGAAGAAACGAGCGGGTGGACTCAGGATGTGAACGGCAACCATGTTTTGATTCCGGCTGGAGGCTTTGATTATTTTAAAAAGAAGGCAACAATACCTAACCTTCCACCAGAGACATTGCCTGGGGGGGCAGTTCCGGCCCCTGCCACGTCCGAACCAGTTTTTAATACTTCTATGCCCTCCGGACCGGTTAATATTGATGTTAGGACCGGCAAACCAACAAGATCAGTAATGCCGACATCACAGCCCGGAACACAGGAGCCGTTTATCATAAACAATCCCAGTTTGCCGGGGAATGCTGTCCCAACCATAGAGGATGTTGTTCATGCCCAAGATCCTTTACTTGTATCACCGGGAAGTCAAACAGCAGCGCAAAGGGCTATGCAGAGTGCAACTGTTCCGGGCCTTATTCAGAAACCTCTGGAAGCATTGGGCGAAACTGATACCTTTAAGTCACTTATTGCCGGGATGTATTCCAATATTCCTATGTATTATGGTGGTGGTATGGAGTGGCTTGGTGATAAGTTTGATGTTGACACTCTGAGTGGAAAAGGGAAAAATATTCGGGAATTCGGTGAAACCACTGCCGAACGATATGCCGACCCAGACTGGGCGCAGCCCATTGAATTTGAGAGTTGGGGACAAGCTCTTACGGATCCCCGTTTTTATACCCGAAATGTTATGAGAAATGTTCCCTTGATGGCATCTCTCCTTATTCCAACGGTTTTAGGTGCTGAGGCTGGTGGGCTTGTAGCCGGGGCAGCCGGATGGAGCAAGTTGGGCAGCTTAGGGAAATGGGGAACAAAATTACTGAGGGTTATTGGCGGTCTTTCCGGGGGCGTACCATTAGAATCTGCATTAGAAGCCGGGGGAGTTTATACTGAAGCAAAAAACAGAGGTTTGTCAGAAGAAGAAGCAATGCAGGCCGCCGATGATGCTTTTACAAAGAACGCTGCTTTGTTGTCAGTGACAAACTTGCCGGAATTAGCTGCCATGTTTAGTCCGGCTCCTAAATGGCTGGTGAAAATGCTTGGGACAGCAGCGGATTCTAAATTGGGAAGAGCAGCAGTAGGAGCCGGTAGGATTGGTATGGCCGGAGTGTCCGAAGGGCTGGAGGAAGGCGCACAGGAAGTAATCCAGCGCAGTTCTTTGGGTGATGAAATCAGTTTTGACCCGGCTATGCAGGAATCTATTGCACAGGGGTTGGTTCTTGGTGGTGGCCCTGGTATCATTGGTGCCCTTCAACATGAAATGCAGACCCGGGCCTATGGCAAAGCATCTAAGGAAGCCAAAAAGTTTCTGGAAACTGCCGTTGATGAAAAAGTTAAGGCCGGTGTGTCCGTAGAGGAAGCGGTAAAACAGGTGTTTGATGAGTTTGCCGGAACCGAGGAAGGCGACAAGGTTGTCGGCGAATCAATGCAGGAAGTACTTCAGGATGTTGCGGACGTGGAAAGGGTAGCGGCTGAGAAGCAGAAGAGTAGGCAGGAGGGACAACAACCGGAGGGACAGCAGGCACAGCCTGTAATACAGCCGGTGCAGAAGCCTGTTCAGCAGACACAGGAGCCTGTTCAGCCGGTGCAGCAACCAGAAATACAACCGATTCAGGAGCCTGTGTCCGTACAGGCAGAACCAGAACCGGTTACAGGGTCGACTGTTAAACCTGTGGAAACTGGTCAGAAACCTATTGAAAAACCTGTCAAGGAGCCCGTAAAATATGGTAAAAGAGGTAATAGAGTTTTAAAGAAATTAGCACAAGTGTCTGGTTTGGATTTATCTGACCCGGATAATTCAGACGTGGCAGATTTGATAGATTTCTTTGAAACATATTACAGTGCAGGGCTGGAAGGTAGAAATATCCCCGAAATAACTATGCACCCGCAGGACGCTAATGAAGCATATAATGCGGGCAGACTAGACAATGAAGGTCAGCCTGAAGAACCCACAAAACAACCTGCGAAATATGGCAGAATCGGGAACAATGTCTTCAAGAAATGGGCTAACAATGAGTATGTTATGGCAGATTTGGACAAGTCGGATGATCCATATGTGCAGGCATATAGACAGTTCTTTGAAAAATGGTATCAGGCGGGAAAAGAAGGTATTAGAACAATTGATGTACCTTTTGACCAGGAAATAGATTCACAGTTTCCGCATTTCTTGACCCAACTGTTTTATCAGGCAGGCAGCGCAGATGTAAGGGCTCAACCTTCAAAGGAAGTTTCTGTACAACCTGAAATCCAAAAGGCAAAAGAACTCGAAACAAAGTCAGTCGAGCAGGTTAAGACGGTTGATGAAGCACAAAAACCTAAAAAATCTACCAACATTGGATACCATGCCGGAGACTTAGGAAAAGCTGAACACCTTGCAAGGTTCCACGGTTCAAACAGGGGAACCGGGCATTTTGGTACCGGAACCTATTTTGTGGGAAGCAAAGAAGCAGTAAATTTGGGTAATTATAAAGATAGGCCCGTTCAAGAAATTAACTTTGATGGGTATAACCTATATAGACCAGATGGTCATAATCAAGCAAACAATCTGCATGAAGGCTTGAAATTCATTAATGACTCCACTAATTTTTATAAACCGGGAATGACGTTAGAACAGCTTCTTGAAGCTCAGGCCAAAGGAAAGGATGACTACCGAGCTGAGGCGTTTCAAAACAGGTTTAAAGACCTATATTCTTTGTTTTACAGAGATTTTGGCATTGAAGAATTTAGTCCTTATCGAAAAGGTCAAGAGTTTTTTGAAAAAGCCCTTATCCCGATATTGGATGAAATCTACAACGAAGTTAGCGGTTCGGGATTGAAATGGGCTTACGAAAAAGCTGATTCTGCTTCTACACGTTTTATGAAAAAACTCGGTTATGAAGGGGTGGATGTCAGGGGAATAAAAGGATTTGATAATACTCAGTATGGAAGCGTTATTTATGACCTCCGAGTTGAACAAGAAGAAGTTGCCAAAATTGGGGAAACTGAGGTACAATCAAAGCAAGAGGAGCCTGTTGTTGAGGAATCAAAGCCAGAAGAACGGGCCACTCCAAGCAGAAAAGTGGCAATTGCCGTTAAGGATATACTGGTACAAGGCCAAAAATTTACTTCCGCTGAGCTATTTAAGATTGCCGACCAGTTCTTTGAGGGTACTCAGGCGGAGAAGAAATACACTTCCAAAGATGCTTATGATGCTTTGGAATTGGGAGTTAACCTCTACCTGTTGGAACATAAAAAGAGTGTTGGCCCGATGGTTAGTGCTGAGCAGGCTAAACGTATCTTAGAATCTATCAGGCAGGAAATATTGGAGGTAATCCCCACTCAAACCAAGAGGACAGAAGAACAGGATAGATTACAACAGTTTTCCACTCCTCCCAACATAGCTTATATTGCCGCATGGGTAGCAAATATTTCATCGAGGGATGTTGCGTTGGAACCCAGCGCAGGGATTGGTGGTTTAGCTGTATTTGCAAAATCCGCCGGCGCAAAAGAGGTTATTGTTAATGAGTTTTCTCCCAGACGTGCTGAAGTATTAAAGGAAATGGGGTTTGATCGGGTATTCACTGAGAATGCTGAACAGTTAAATAATGTGTTACCAAAAGACATCAAGCCTACCGTTATTATAATGAATCCGCCGTTTTCATCAACCGCCAGGATAAGAAGTAAAAACGATACTAAAAACGCTATTCTACACATAGAGCAGGCTTTAAAGAAGCTGGCTCCCGGAGGCAGGTTGGTGGCGATTGTTGGCCAGGGGATGTCTGACAGTGCCGCAAACTTCAAAGGTTGGTGGAACAAACTACGGGAAACTTACAACATTCGTGCTAATATAGTCATAAATGGGAAGAATTATACCAAATATGGCACTAACTTTGGTGTTCAGTTGGTAGTAATTGATAAAACAGGACCGCTGCCAAAAGGAGTTAATAGCACAGTTGTTAAGAGCGTAGACTTGTTGGAAGATGCACTTCCTTTATTGGAGGGGATTAAGAATGACCGGATTACATCAGAGAATAGACAGACTCAACAGGCAACCGATAAACCTGTTGGCGAAAAACCTGCTGAACAAGGCAGGCCAGAAACCGGACCCGAGCCTGCTGTACCTGTATCAACTGATCAACTGGGGACTACAGACCGGGAAGGTGGAGCCGAACAACCCGGAGAACAGGAACGAATACCACGATCTGAGACAACAAGCGGAAAAACTCCTGTATCACATGAACCCGGAACAGGCAATGAACCTTCTGACCAAGGAAGGCCCGGATCAGGGGAACCGGCAGGAAGCGTGGGTCAATCCCAAGAGGCTGGCCAGGAAGACACCGCTGGAAGCAGCGGAGTACCTGACGGAAAGACTGATGTACGCACTCCAGCAGAAGCAGCCAAAGAACCCGGAAGCGGAACAGTAAAAACTACAAAGACCGAGATTGAAGTTAAATCAGAGAAAACAAAAACTACTAACCAGGAATTAACGGATGCAGTCTTTACTGATTATGCGCCGCAAAAACTGAAAATCACCGGGGCTAAGCAACATCCCGGCGCACTTGCCCAAAGCGCAGCTATGGCTGCAGTGGAACCGCCAACACCAACTTATACCCCTAACTTGCCAAAAGAGATTATAAGTGAAGGAAAACTGTCATTAGCTCAGCTTGAATCTGTTGTCTATGCCGGACAATCACACCAGCAAACCCTTCCAGACGGAACAAGGAAGGGTTTCTTTATTGGGGATGGTACCGGTGTTGGTAAAGGCCGGGAGATTTCTGGTATAATTTTGGACAATATTCGCCAGGGACGCAAAAAAGCTGTCTGGATAAGTAAGAACGGTATTCTGTTTGAAGATGCGCAAAGAGACTTCGGGGACATTGGTGGAGACAAAAACACTGTTTTTGAATTTAACAAAATAAAAATGGGCACCCCGGTCAAGCAAAAGGACGGGGTTTTGTTTACAACTTATGATACTCTTGGTCAAGGCCTAAGCTCTTCTAACACCGGTGAGCTGATTGTTAAGGAAGGTAAATCTGCAAGGATTGATCAGGTAATAAATTGGCTGGGTAAGGATTTCGATGGGGTTATTGTTTTTGACGAAGCTCATCAAATGCAGAACAGTATAACCCAAAAAGGAAAACGTGGGGCAAAAAAACCTTCCACCAGGGCACTTGCTGGCATAGAACTACAAAAACGCTTGCCTAATGCCAGGATAGTTTATGTTTCAGCAACCGGGGCCACTGAGGTTTCAAATTTAGCTTATGCTGACCGGTTGGGTCTTTGGGGGGAAGGCACTCCGTTTGCCAACAAGCTTGATTTCATTGACAAGGTTCAGGCCGGTGGGTTAGCGGCAATGGAGCTGGTTGCCCGCGACATGAAGGCCATGGGCGCTTATATTGCCCGTAACCTGAGCTATGACGGAGTAACCTATGGTACGCTTGAACATAATCTTACCCCTGAACAGACGGAAATATATGATGAAATGGCTAAGGCGTGGCAGATTGTCCTGCAAAACGTTAATAAGGCACTGGAAGAAACCGGTCAGGGCAAAGACGGTCACTCCAAGGGCAGGGCCATAGGTCAGTTTTGGGGGGCCCAGCAGAGATTTTTTAATCAGGTACTAACTTCCGTCCAGATGCCTTCAGTGGTTGAACAGGTAAAAAAAGATCTGGCAAACGGAAACGCTGTTGTAATGCAATTGGTTAACACTAATGAGGCAGCTCAGAACAGGGCCATTTCCAAGATGAATGAAGAAGACAGTTTGGAAGATTTGGATCTTACACCCCGGGATATGTTGATGCAGTATCTTGATAAGAGTTTTCCCATTCAACAATATGAAGAGTATGAAGACGATAATGGCAACATCCGGTCAAGACCCGTTGTTGACAGTCACGGTAATCCGGTTATAAACCAGGAAGCAATGGAAATGAAGGAAGATCTTCTGTCAAAACTGGGTGCGTTAAAAGTACCGGAAGGCCCGTTGGAAATTATTTTGAATGAGTTTGGAACTGAAATGGTTGCCGAAGTTACCGGACGTACCCGCAGGGTTGTTCGTGAGTCAGATGATGGCGGGCGCACGAAGGCAAAGCTTGAATCAAGAACACCGAAACATGCTTCAGCTGATGCTCAGGCTTTTCTTGATGATAAGAAAAAGATACTGGTTTTCTCTGATGCCGGTGGAACCGGACGCAGTTACCATGCCTCTCTTAAAGAAAAAAACCAGCGGCGCAGGATTCATTATCTGATTCAAGCCGGTTGGAGAGCAGATAACGCTGTCCAGGGTTTCGGAAGAACTCACCGGACTAATCAGGCGAATGCCCCTCATTATATATTGGTTACCACTAACCTAAAGGGGCAAAAACGGTTTATTTCATCTATTGCCAGAAGGTTGGATCAGTTAGGAGCGCTGACTAAAGGGCAGAGGCAAACCGGCAGTCAAGGGCTTTTTAGCGCTAAGGATAACCTTGAAAGTGATCTGGCCAGGGATGCCTTGCAGCAGTTTTATGAGGATTTAGCCAGAGAACTGATCGAAGGGGTTACCGCCAAAGAACTGTTATCCAAAATGGGCCTGTCAAAAATGCTCGATGAAAACAGAAACGTTAGTAACGAAAACCCTGACTTAAGGGATATTACCAAATTCCTTAACCGTATTCTGGCTCTTGAGTCCACACTGCAAAATAAGATTTTTGAAGAATTTACCGAAAGACTTGACGCTAAGGTTGAAAAAGCCATTGCCGATGGAACCCTTGATGTCGGTTTAGAGAATTACCGGGCCGACAAAGTTGTGGTATCTGAAGAGAAGTCTGTATTTGTTGATGAATCGTCCGGAGCTGAAACAAAATATTTTGCACTCGAAGCTTATCATAAAAACAAAAAGGTTTCTTTTGAAAATGCTTCACGGTTGCCAAAGTTAAAGGGTTTTTACAGGAACACTAAAAGTGACCGGGTTTATGCAGTTAAAAGATATGGTCACAGGACACTGACCAGTGGTAGCGTGGTTGAGATCTATCAGGTTCAGGGTCAGGCGCAGTCAAGCAGCCACAATATAACCAGGCCCGATTTTGAGAAAGGGAACTGGGAAGAAATCCCTGAGTCAGAAGCCGAAAAAGCATGGAATGAAGCACTGGAAAAGGTTCCGGAATTTCGTATTGACAAGGTTAACCTGATAAGCGGCGCGCTGCTTCCTATTTGGGATAGACTGCCGACAGGTCATGTTAGGGTTATCCGTGTTAAAACCGAGGATGGCCGGATGCTGTTGGGCCGCATTGTGCCCGAAAAAGCAATCGACCTGACATTAAAGAAGCTCGGTGCCAACAGGGTAAAACAAGAGGTATCTCCGGCAGAAATAGCTGACAAGATATTAAACGAGAATTATACCGTCTACTTGTCAAACGAGTGGAAACTAGTAAAACGCAGGGTTTCAGGGGAAAATCGCATTGAGATAATTGGCCGTGATCTTTATACGCATATGGGCCAGTTAAGGAATGAAGGGGTTTTCACTGAGCGCATAAACTGGGACACAAGGTTTTTTATCCCGACAGGGGAAGAAGCCGCGCGGGTGATTGAAAAAGTAACCAAGTACAGGCCCGTGGTGGATATGGTCTCTCCGGACGCAAGCGGAGAGTTTTCATTAGCTGCCAAGAAAAAAAAGTCCAAAAAGAAAAAATCTAAAAAACCTGCTCCTACCATTGACAAAGAACTTACTGATCCTAACGAATTAATCACCAGGGCCGAGAACATTTCTCCCAAGGCAGCCCGCAAGATGGGTGAAAAACTGGCCCAGCTGCTCAACACAGTCCTCCGTTCCGGCAGGCACACCAGGGGGACGGAAGGTTCGTTCAGCAAAAAATCCAAGACCGGCAAAATCAGAAAACCTAAAACTGAAAACTGGCGGGTTATGGGCCATGAGTTAGCTCATGGTATTTCTTTTATCCTTCTTGATGAAGCCAAGTTCAAGCCCAGGAAGTCTGAGATGTGGGATATCGCCGAAGAGATGTATCCCGGCCAGATTCCGGAAGGCCAGAAGACCCAGGAGGGCCTTGCCGAATACCTGATGTTGTGGTTCTCCGACAACAAGACGGCCCGCGAAATGGCCCCGGTTACATCTGAACTGTTTGATGAGTTCCTGGACAATAATCCTCAGATTGGAACACAGTTTGATGAAATCCTGGCTATTGCTGAACTTGACCTTGAAGGAGATATTCTGGCTCAAATGGCCAATTTAATAGCAAAACCGGGCGAACGGGTTAAAGTTAATATTGGGGACGAATACGCTGTTCCATGGTTTAAGAAACTGCAGTTCCAGTTAGCAGACTTCACTATACCCCTAAAAGACCTGTACCGGGCTGCTGTTGAACAGGGATTTGAGGGACTTGACCCGGCAAAACTGGCAGCGGTTTCAGGTTCGGCCAGAGAGAAGGCTACTAACCTGTTCTCGGGTTCGGCCAGGGATGAAGCCGGCAGGTTCCTTCTTCCCGGAAAACGTTCTCTCCGGGAAATAGTCGAAGATGCAGCGCAAATCCCTCACGGCGTTCAATTGATGGATTGGATATACCATGCCATGAGATACCAGGAACGGTACAAGGTGATGGAAGAATCGAAAGGAACGAAGCAATTCGAACTACCCAAAACAAAGGCTTATTTTGACGAAGTGGTTGAGCAGGCCCGCGACAGGTATCCTGAAATGGTTAAACTTGTTGAAGAATATGCCGAAATTCTTAGCGAGATTAACCTGCGCCTGCTGGTCCGGGGTGAAGTAATAAGCGAAGAAGATGCCGATTATATCCGGGCCGGTTCAAAGTATTATTTGCCCTTGTACCATGTCGGTGAACAGGAGTATCACGGCTCAGGTAACAACAGGCGGGCTTCCGGTGAAGGTGTGCGCCGGTTTAAGGGACATGAAGGGCAGACAATGAATTTCATTGAGGCATCCATCATCAGGCTCAACGATACAGTCCTGGCGGTAGAGATTGAAAGGCTTATGCAGTCCATAGAAGGGGCTCTCAGGCAGCCTAACATGGGTCTGTTCGGTGACTTTATTCAGGCGCCCATTAAATCTGTATCTGTATCCGCGGAGGACATAGTAAAACACCTTAACGGAGAAATAAGCATTGAGGACGAGGAACGGGTTATTAGAATGTTTATACCCGGCGGATTGCGTGACATAAGTCAAAGGGAAACCATTTTAATGGCGCGTCACGGCGGGCGGCATGTTTATATGAGGGTGGCGCCGGATATTTACCGGGCAGCCCTTTCCATGAAGCCTATAACCGTTGACATTGTTGCCAAGACCCTTGCCTATTTAACACAGATAGGCCGGTTCGGGGCCCTGGCCAACATCAGATATATAACCAACGCTGTCATGCGTGACATTATTGTTTCCAAGATACAGTCTAAGGCCGGTATGGGTGAACGGTCCCTGATAGCTGATTTCATCAAAGGTGTTGCTACTGCCGTTGGCATGAACCCCGAGGTTATGGACATGTATATTCAGTCCGGTGGATATGGTTCTTCGCCACAGGAAGTCATTAACGGGGTCCTGCGGGCATCGGTAAGCGATGGGCTGATGGCAACTCCGGTACCGGGATGGAAACGGACAGCAACCGGGGCCCTGGTCAGGGTGGTTACTTCACCACTGGAAGCACTCCGGATTCTTGAAGAAATGCCCAGGCTGGCTGAATTTGAAGCAGTATTAAAAAGGGATCTTGAACCATTAGGGGTGTCTTATGAAGATTTTATGGCCGGTGACGTTCCGGATGAACTGGCCCCGGACGTGGAAAAAGCTCTGCTGGAAGCTGCATATGCTTCGCGGGAGATCCTTGTCAACTTCGGTCTTCACGGTATCCATGAAGGGTTTAGGAAATATGCCCGGACGGTTCAGTTTATGCAGGGCAGTATCCAGGGTGTTTACAGGTTCGGCCGGCAAATAAAAGATAAGCTTTATACAACATTAATGAGGATGGCTATTTACATGGCTCCGTTGACTATTTTGGCCTGGATGCTGTCCGCTGACGATGATAAGTATAAGGATATGCCCTCCGAATCCCGTGACCGGTATTGGTGGTTCCCTGTACCGGGGGCTAAGGACTTCCGGATTGCCCTGGCAAAACCGTATGAATATGCGTTACCGGCTAATATGCTGGAACGGTTCCTTGATTGGGCCTCTAATAATGACCCAAACAGCAGGAAACTGTTATCTGATTTTAGAACAGCTGTTAAAACATCATTTGGCATCCCCATGACTTCTATGCTGGTAGATACGATAATCAGCCTTTATTCGGGCAAAAACTCTTTTGGGAGCCCGATTGAACCGGAACGGGAGCAGAATTTGTTGCCGCAGGAAAGGTATGGCACCGGCACATCAAAGTTTGCCATCAATATGGCGAAGGTTGTTGGTGCAGTTACCGAGAAGGGACCAAGCCCCAGGGTTATTGACTATTTCATGAAAAACTCCTTCGGCGGTATTGGTAAAACAGTGACCAACATCCTCAGTAACCCGCTGAACCCGCTTAAATGGTTGAAGGGTGATGACAGGCCGGGGGTGGAATACTGGCCGGTTATAGGTTCCCTTATTTATGGTTCCGGTGAGGGCGGCAGCCGGATTGTGGATAGGTTCTACGAAGACAAGACAAGGGCTGAACAGCTTTATAAATCATCGGGACTTTGGCGGAAACAATGGGAGGATCAGGCCAGGGCGAAAGGGCTGTCACCGGAAGAAACCGCGAATTTTGTTAACGAGAACCTCCGCAAAAGGCTCAAAGAAGAAGATGTCCGGTTGATATTGTCTATCCCGGTCCGCAACATGTTTGCCAAAGAAATGTCTGACATGCGGGCTGCCCAAAGAGATATGGCAAAACGCACCGACATTTCGCCGGAGCAGAAAAAGATATTCAACCTGAGAATGAGCTATCTGCAAAAGCTGGCAGCCGGGTATCTCTACCAGAGGCCGATACCGGAGGCTCCTCCTGAAGCGGAATTAACTGACGTACAGATTCAGGACATGCTGAAATATTATGATTACAAGGTGCAAAGGGCAATAACCAATGCCCTTAAAACCAAGGGTGGACCAGTGTAAAATTTTACACT